CGGGTCCAAACACAGGAGGGGGAGGCACAACAGGAAGCGTCTGATCGTAAGGTCCTGCTTGATCTGGACCTAGCTGACCTGTTCCTAGTGCATTAGGATCAACGGTTTCTCCATAGAAAGGATCTATCCCGACATCTTTGCCAACATCGTAAAGGGCTTCCGCATCAGCACCAGCATCAAATTGTTTAGCCTGTTCCGCAGAATAAAAATTCTGAACCTCTTGGTGGCTACCTAAATTATTGTTTCTAATATCATCTTTTTGTTTTTCACTGTAAGAGTTGAAGCCATCAGGGTTGCTTGCCCATGCGTCCGGTATCTGTCCCGTTACGTCTGCTTCTCTAGCACCTAGAACTTCATCTGCAAGGCTACCCCATGTAGCTTTGAAAGCGTCATCGGCTAGCAGTTTTCCATCAATCAAACCACCATCAATACTTCTATTCCAAGCATTTCCTCCTCTTGGAGTGCTGGAGTAATAGTTACGTGCCTGTTGCAACATATTACTGACAGAGCGATCTAGATTATCTCTGCCACCTAGTTCTGCAATTTTTCGTATTGCATCTTCTATTTCTTCTCTGCCTATTTTTTGATCTACTGTACCTACTTTTCTGGAAGCATTTCGCCACATATCAACAGGCAGGTTTACACTGACATTACCCTTTGCGTCGTAAGAAAGGGTTATGTCTTGAAGCTTGGCATCCCACGAGCGTACTGGATCATTAAGAAGCGAAGCTTGCTTTTTTCTTTCTTGCTCTTCATCGAATTTTTCTTGTGATTCACGCGCTGCTCTTTCCGCATCTAGCCTGTCCAGCTCGTCTTGATCTATTGTTGCGTTAGTGAATGCTTGACTGTTTGCGAAATCAAGTTGGTTACGCAGGTCGGCACTAACAGGATTTGGAATTACTGGTAAATCAGGATCGAATGTTTCTCCGTACATTCCTGAATAAACTCCGGGGGCTGCGTCGTAACCTACTGGGCTTGCGCCGCCATTTAGCCTATTGCTATCAAAGCCAGCCCCTCCAAGCGGGGCGTATGCTGCTGGGTCAATCCCCCCTAAATTCCCAACCGAAAAGTTAGAGCCGGGCTTGAATGTACTATATGCACCACCAGTCGGATCGTAATTAGGATCAATAGAAGCCACCATCGACGTAAACGATTTATCATCTGGGCGAGGAGCAGAACTGTAATAGCCTTCTATATTGGAGGGGTCTGTTCCAAATGCAGAAGAAGCACCTGAAGATACTTCTCTGGCAGAAGTGCGGTCTTCTTGGGCTGGTGTCATTTTGGGAGTCAGATTTTGATTAGCACTAAGTGGTTGTAAACCGCCTGATAAAACACTTTCTAACCCCGGAGCAATAAATTGAACAGATATTGCAGCAGCAGGAATACCAGCCGTTATAGCAGCAAGTCTTTTTGCTTCTGATTCACTATTGGCTTCAACATATTTATTGCCTAAATCAAGACCCCACGCCCTAGAATACGAAGGAACACTAGAATCTACTACATACTTTGCCATTACATATTCCCTAGAGGATTAACTCTTGGTCCCGCTCCTCCCGGTGTACCCGGTGGAGCCTGCTGTGGATCGCCAGTCCGTTGAAAGCCTTGCATCTGAGAAGATATTATGCCACCTGATACGTCCATGGGGCTTCTTCCCGTACCACTCGGATTAGGATTTGGGGCTTGAGGCTGTGGGGTAGCACCCTGACCAGCCTGCGGAGGAGTCATACCAATAGAACTTAGTAACTGCTGGAACTGTAAGTCTTGGGCAGTCTCTTCTTGTTGGTCTTGTTTCAATGTCTTTCGTAGAAGATCTACATAAATCAGGGCTTTTTCTTGCTCGCCCGTTTGCATTAGACCTTCGATCAACGTAAGCAACAATGCCTTTGGCTCTGTTACTTGTGCTTGCTGTGCCGAAATTGAATTACGGAACTGGTCTACATCATTGATCTGTAAGACATTCTCCCAAATCCACTCGTCCGGTGCAAGAGGCTTCTGACCTTCACGCATCATCTGTGCCATTGTGATTAGCTGCGGTTCGTCTTGTGGCATACGCACACCGAACTTGATATCAATCGCACCTGAACCTTCAAGATCAGCAGGCTTTATTTCTTCGTTGAAGTAGCTGGCAATATCGTTATGGCGACCTCTTACCTCAAGCGGGTTATAGCCACCAGCTTCGTACTGCATTGAAATGATTTCAGAGATCTGTTTATAGCAGGCAGTCATGCCTTTTACTCTGGGTTCGATCTGGTGGGCAGAGCCTTCCTGCAATATCTTGGCTGCAAAGCCTGAGATAGCAAAGGGAAGTTCACCGTAGCTTACGTTCGATAAACCACCACGCTGCAACTCACCTGATACCAAGCCAACAAATGCTCCCGTATCAAGAGGCATTGTGACTTCTTCCATCAAACGAATATCTGTTCCTGCTGGCAATGGAACCTCTGACCCATCCTGCCACGGATCAGTGTCAAGAGTTGTAGTTCCATCCGGGGAAACAATCTTGTATGGTCGCCTTACAGCGCGCCGTACAAGTGTCTTATATGCACTCATAGCGAAGTTGTAATCTTCGTAAAGAATCCGGTTGGCAGAGAATATCGACTCACCGTAATCTCTTGCGGTGTCATCACCCGATAGATCGTCCTGTACCCAAGGGGCTGGACCAACTGCGCCAAGGAATACTGGAGCGCATGGGTTGCCGTTTACATCAGTGACATTGTGTTTTGTAAGGCGTTTGCCGTACTTGACCGTATCTTCATCACCACGAACAATGACTGCGTTTTCTGTTCTTGAGTAATAGTCCCAAACAGTTACACCTGAAGAAGTTTCTCCCTCAATCAAAGGCTCAACATCTACGTTGTAAGATCGCTTTACCGCAGCAGGCGAGCGTTTTGTTTTGTGTGCAAGCCAAACAATCCCTTGGTCATCCATCTCATAACAAATGTGAAGAGGGTCAAGTGGTGTTATGTCAACATATGTAGAGCCATCTTCGTGCTTGTTTAGCATGGCTCGCCCTGCATACCACCCACGGAGCGTCACATAAAAGGCTAGTTGCTCTCTGACAGATGGTTGACCGTATCTTTGCATTCGTTCATCGGCAAGGTTGAGTGCGCCGATAACGAACTTTTCCTTCAGTGTGCCGGGAGTACGGTCATCAACCTCAGAACTGAGGGGTACTCGTACCGACATCTGGGCGTTCGACAGGTAAGACATGATCTTATCTGCGAGGATCTTCGGAGCGTTTGATGTGTAGCTTTGGTAGCCATTGCCAGCTTCGTATGGATTCATACGGTACAGACCGTAATCGCTTTCCATGCGGGTACGTCTGGTGCGGAAACCCGGCGACTCCCAAACTTCTTCAATCTGGGAAATTAGGTCATCAATTTTAGCCACATTACCACCTGTTTACAGTAATTATCTTTGTTGCGCCTGCCGCTCTAGCATACCCGAAGTTTACAACTAATCCGTAGGTTACTGCTTTTATGCTGTGATTGAAAGCATCTCTGGGTTGTCTTCCGATCACGTTGTTATCTCTGTCTGTGCGCCACGTATACACATGGATTTGATCGTCAAATGGGTTAGCACAACCACCCAATTCAGAGATTAGCCCCCTAGCTTTGTGGTTGATTATAAAGCTTGGCTGCTTTGTTGAGGGGTTTTCTTTCAGGAACGTGTTGAACCTTTCGATTCCGTCCATGATTCCGACCCGCTCTGACTGCATGTACAGCTTTGCCTTCTCCAACCAAGTATCAACAGGTCTTGATTCCCCAATGTTGTGTGCGGCAATGTCGATAACACCATGCTGTACGTCCTTCCACCACGGTCGCATCTGGCAGATCTCGATTATTTCCTCTGTAATCTTTTCTCTTTCGTAGATTTCGTCAATAACTCGTACTTGATCTCCAATAATCTGCACTGCTACCACTGCATATGCGGACTTAGTGACCTGAGAATAGCCGGGGTCAACCCAAAGATGCACAGGTTCTTCTTCGATGTACTCAGCTTTGTCGGATATATGAGTAGAAACATCGAATATGTTGTGTACAAGCCCTTTTGGTGGGGCTGGTTTGCCTGCAACACGTTCATTGAACCAGTCTTCGGAGTGTAATCGCTCCAGTGACAGGATTTCTTCGTCATCTCTTCCGTTCGGATAGACAACTTTGTTAGTCCAAGAGGGCAATGAAAAAGAAATAGCGTCATCGTCCGGGTTATAGAACTGCCAAGCCTCCCATTGCGACGGATACCAACCTAACGACATCTCAAACGTACCCTCTAGGAACAAATACCCACGCTTTTCCGCAACACGACCACGCAACCTAAGAAAACTTTCGTAATCAATCTGCGAAGACTCGCAAGCTACCACCATTCTGGGGGCTTCCATAGCCAAACTACGATGATCTTGGGCAGATTTAGTCTTGATGGTAAAAACACCCGGCTTATCACTCGTACCACACGCCACAGTCATCTCACCGGGGTCAATGCGCTTGGTCTGCTTTATCAAAAACCCCAACTTAGTCAGGATCTCAGACAAATAATTCCACTCAGCACGAGTTCGCTCGTAATCCCTAGCTACCAACCAACATACATCACCACTCTCAAACTCATCCAACCTGTTGATGATCGACAATGCTCCCAAGAAACTCTTACCAGCACGCTCACCACCAGCTACCAACTTGATACGAGCCTTGTGATTCAGGATATCGTCCTGCTCTTCCCAAGTCTCATAGCCGACCGTAGTCAACAAAGCTTTTCTATCTTCTGCCAGTAACATTCTTACCCCCTAAAACACAAACTTCCCATGCGAAGAGGGTCCAGCACATAGGAAGAATGCGAGCCGATGAATCTTAGCGCAAGAACACTAAAACATTGTTAGCCGTACCACCTAAAACAACTACTTTACCCTGACGAGGAAGTCTGAGTGGAGAACACCCCGGATACGTCAGCACCATCAACAAAACAAAGTATAAACAACATCACTTTTCTTTGCTTGGTTTTCTTTTATATAAACAACAACAACACCTAGACGTTACAGCCTATCCCCCCCCTTTAGGGGGGTAGGTGTAACGGCAGTAGCGTTACATATACCGTTACATAGCCGTTACAGCCGTTACAGGTACACAAATCCTAGTTCAACTTGACCACTTCAAGGTGTAACAGCAGCGTAACAACAAAAAAAATACCAGTACGGGACTCCACATGGCGATTTCACCACAACAGGGGTAGGCACTTTTTGGATCTCAAACCGTCAAGAGAGTACCTACCTCCATCACACTCCACACCCCAACAGCACACCCCCCTCACCACCCTGCCCCACACACCGCCGCACTCCCCACACACCGCCCGCAAAAACCCGACTTTGTGAAAAGAATCACATAGTTGAAAGTTGGACATTGTGAAACAATTCACACACTGGTAAATGAAACATTGTGAAAGAAATCACATAGTACAAGCTTCGCGCTTGTGAAACATTTCACGAGGTGGATATTACCGATTCACAAAACTGAAAAAATGTTGGATATATCCCCATATATGGCATTGTGAAGAATTTCACAGATGGACAGAGACACACGCGCACACGAGAGAGACGCGCCAAAATACGCCTTTTACCTCTACTCTCTCTCTCTGTCTCTCTCTGCTCAAGTAGTAGCATGTTTAGACCGTACCGAGGATTTTAGGGCAAAACTCTCCGGGCGTACAGGTAGCGTCAAGGTGTTCTAGTATGCTACTACTCTCTGTACGCTCTGTACGTCATTTTAGTATAGACTCGTTAACTTAGAGAATAGTAGTAAATAGGGTCATATTCGTATTGAAAACGCTTGACAGTAGTAGCAACCCTCTATAGACTTAGGTTGTCCGACAACCAAATATTCAAGTTCGCTAGTAGAGTCCGATTGGCAACCGGATTAGCCCGGATCATATGACACCTTTATCGCCCCCCCGGTCGATATTGAGATGATCCCCTCACCATTCGCAGATGGTTAGTAAGTTAGGACGCAGAGGCACTATTGCTAAAGCATTGAGCGAACGGCGTGAGACATCCGGAGAGACATCCGCAGAATGCAAAACGCAGAAACTACACCGAGAACCGGAATGTTTATTCCATAAGAACCATCCACAAAAATAAAGGATGCCCAAAAAATCAACAATCAATTACCAAGATCGTAAACAATAACGAGAATACGAGAATCAAATAGCACCTAATCAATAGGGTCAAGCTTCACGGCTTGACTCTATTCGTGAGAGATTATTTTTCTCAATAACTAGCAGATCGAGAGATTCAATCATGAACAAGTCACAAGTAATAACAGCATGGGCAAACGGTCGAAATGCACGAACTCCAAACGGTAGCCTTACAGCATCCACAGATGGCACGCTTAGAAGCTATAACTTAGTGATTGGCATCCACACCGAGAACGGGTTCATTGTCGGCAATTTCACAGCATCAGGTTCGTACTACTCGAACACAACTTCAACGCATGTTGGCAACGCTTCAAAGGTTGCGCCAATCGTATCGGTTGACGAGTTCAAGGTTGCACAAACTGAACTAGCTTGGCTCTAAATCAAATCAATTCCTAGCAGGATCGAGAATCAAACCATGGTAACTCCACTATCAGAGATCATGACCGGATCGACTCAAAACATAATCGACTCATACGAATCCGCTACCGATACACAATTATTAGCGGGCGAGAACTGGTACGAATCAGCCTTATTTCTCGCCGAGGAATTAGCAGATAAACACGATTTAGAACCCGTAAATGTAGCGTATGCAATAGCAGCACTATCGCCTCAGAAAGATTGGATAACTAATCAGGTTGCGATAATCGAACTATGCGAGACCGGATCGACTAGGCAACAATCCCGCATCAATATCGATAAGGCGAGGCGATGCCTAGCAGGGGAACTAACCGCACTACGCGGTCCAAAGGTAGAGAGATTCGCAGAGGCGATCATTGATCCGCTAGGCAATTCGGTAGCATGCATAGACCGCCACGCTTTCAGCATCTGGATGGGCGCAAAACAATCGGATAAACAGTTGCCCGTCTTGCAACGAAAAGGCGCATACGAGATGGTAGCCGATGCATACGCAGAAGCTTCTAAGATTCTGGATGTACCAGTTCACATAGTCCAAGCTACAACTTGGGTGGTATGGCGGGACAAGTGGGATGTGGTACGCAAGATCGGCAAATAAACAATCAATCAAACTAGCACGATACGAGGATCAGAATAATGGCTATCGACATACGCAGGGATTGGAAGTGTCTATCGTGTGGCATCATGAATGCCTACCACGATAAATGGTGCAGCCGAGCATACTGTTTCACCACGGAAGGAACCCGCAGTCGCAACCCTAAAATGTAGATCGAACTAACTAGCACGAGAAGAGGATCAGATATGAACTGCAAAATTTGTGGCAAAAAACAAAG